GATCCACCGTCACACTCGGCGCCCATGTCTCCAGGTTGAAACTGATCCGGCGCAACACCTTCGGCTGATGATCCTTGAACGTGTAACCCCGGGTCTCGATCTGGTCCGCCACGGGATACTCCACCCCGTTCCATTGATCCGTCACCCCGTCGTAAAGCAGGAACGCCCCGGACTGCGCATTGTCCGACCCCCCGGCCGGTCCGTGATACATCCCGTAAAGCCGTTTCTCCCCGCCCCAATCCGAGATCAGCAGGTTATCGAAGAACAACCCGGCGTCCGTGGCCGACTGCGGCACGGGCCCTTTGTGGATGCCCTGCCAGGCGTCCGTCACGGTGTCGTACACTAGGAGCGCATTGGGCCGGGTCGCCGTGTCGAGCGGCACCGCAAGGTAGTAGTAGCGCCCCAACACCGCCCCCGTGCACAGGCCCCGGGCGTTCTCGTTGATCCGCCGGATCAACGGGGTGATGGGGTCGGACACCGGAGTGGCCCCCGTTTGCAACCGGCCCTGGATGATCTGTTGCACCCGATACACCCCGTCCGACGCCAGAAAGAAAACGTCCCCGCCCACCATCGCCACCGAACGCCGGGCCGCGCACCCGATCTCCGCGTTGATCTGGTCCAGCCGCACCTCGGAGAGGTCGCCGTAAATGTTGGAAATGAGATGCGTGCTCTGGTCCTTGAACACCAAGAGCGAATTGTTCGTGAACGGGAACACGCGCACAATCGCGTCGTCGCTCCCGGAGTTCACGTTGAAATCATTGAGCGCCGCGTCGTAAGCCGTGTAGTCGAGCAGGTCGGAAACGGCGATTTGGTCCCGGCTGTAGGGGATGAAAAGCCGGTTCGCCATGAGCTCCGCCGTCGTCGCGCCCGGGATCGGGCTGAGCCCGGCGCCCGGGTCCACCTGAGATGCCTGCACAAACGTCGTGTTGATGTCGCCATCCCACACCCAAGGCACCTTGCCCGGACCCCGGAACAGGAGCACCTGGTTGAACGCCTGCACCACCTCGATGGGGTCGGCGGTCGAGAGTCCCGTGTAAGCGATGCTGAACCCCGAGCTGTTTTCCCGGGTGAAATACGCCCGGTCGCTGGCCGCGTGAACGATGTATTCCACGCCGTCCGGGTCGGAGTAAACCCCCGAGCCGCGAATGAACGTGTTGGCCGGGAGCGCCGCCGTTTCGATCCGGTGACTCACCGGCATCCGGAACCCGGGCCGTGTGTCGGCTGCGCCCGTGGCGAACACCTTGTTTGTCGCCCCCGCGCACCAGCCCGGTTCCAGCAATTCCCTGCGGAGCTTTGTGTTCACGCCGAGGAACACAGAATCGCCGTCCACGCGGCTCTCGGCATCGTTCTGTGTGGCTCGTTCGTAACGCACGGGAAAGACAGTGAAAGCGGGGCGGCACCGCTGGCAAAGCTGCGGTGCGGAAACCACGGAAAAGCGGGAAATGAAGGCTCGTCAGGCGGTCGGCTCCATGAGCGGCTCCGCCCCGGTGCGTCCCGTGTTGGCGTTGGTCTGCTGCTGGATCATGAACTGGAGATGTTTCACCCGGTTCTCGAACAGCGCCTTGCGATCCGCCCGCATTTCCAGGCTCTGCGCGGCTTCCGGGTTCTGCTGGACGATGCCCAAGAGGGTCTGCAACCGGAGCTGATAGTTCTGGCCCGAGGCCCGCATGGGCGGTTCCACGCCGCTGGTGATGAGCGCGAAGTTCTTCTGCTCGTCCTCGGTCTCGTTGGCGGCCACCGCCTGGGGATCGCCCACGAGCTGCTGCGCAAGCAGCGGATCGAACGAACCCATCGCCCAGTTGACCGCCCCGGCCCGGTCCACCTGCCCGGTTTGATCCATGCCCATGACCCCCTGGAGAAACTCCAGCTTTTGCTTGAGCAATTCCCGGTCGAGGTTGGCCACGTCGAACGCGATCCGGATATCGAACTGCCCTTGGATCTCGTCCCGGCTCACGGTGAACGGCACCCGTTGCCCGCCCGTGATGCGTTCCACGGTGGTTTCCGGCAGATACTGCTGGGCAAGCTGCACGGTCTGGGTCGCCATCTCCTGCACCTCGCTCAGGAACTTGTTCACCAAGCGGGTTTGCAAAAGCTGCGAGAGCACCGGGTTCACCGTCTGGGTGTTCCGTCCGAAATACCGGTCGAGCCGTTCCTGGCTGCTGCGTTCCACCTCCACCGACGCCCCGAGGTTGCCCGGCGGAGGGGCCATCCAGCGCAGTTCCCCCGAGCGGCGTTCGGTGTGTTGCACCCCGGGCCCGAACTCCAGCCGGGTTTTGCCCCGGTTGGGAGGGACGATCACGGGCGGGATGGTGGCGATGCTGGTGTAGTCCGTCCGCGCATCGCTCTGGGCTTTGATGCTGTCCTGGAGGGATTTCCCCAGCTCCGGCACGCTCCGGCTTTCGCTCATGGAGCGGCCCACGTATTCGCGCACCCCGGCCACGAACGGGAACCGGCCGTGTTTGTAGGGGAGCAACTCATGTTTGGCCGCCAGCTTGGGCACATGCGGCGAGATGACCGTGCAATAAATCGCGGGCACACCCGTGTCGGTGTCCGTGCCCCGGCGGTAAACGTGAAAGATTTGGATGAGATCCTCCACATCCTCAAGGAACGGGCTGGTGGACCCCCGGCGGGCCCGGGTCCAGTCGGTGGCGGTCTGGAGGATGTTGCCCTCCCAATCTTTGCCCTTGGTTTTGAGCGCGGCGTCGATGAACTCCTCGTCGTAATCGTCCGTGGTGGCGCGGTCGGCCAGTTCGGTGGCGGTCACCCATTCGATCTTCGCGATCCAGCGGGCCGCCTGCATGCTCTTGGTGGCCACGGGAAAGAACACGTCCACAAACGGGCGGAGCGCCTCCCAGCACGGGAGCGAGGAAAGCATTGTCTCGCGGGGCACCAGGCTGCGGCCGGTCTCGCGCAGTTCGTTGAGGATCACCCGGGCCTGTTTCTTCGAGATGCTCTCGGAATATCCCCGGATGAACGCCAGCATTTCCTCCTCGGCCAGCGGGTCTTGGAGTTTCTCCACGAGCAGGGCGAGGCTGGTGAGTTTCTCGGGATCTTCCTGGGCGTCCGCATAGGTCTTCTCCAGGTCGATCTCCTCGTTCTCCAGTTGGCGGCGTTGCTCCCACCACACGCCCATCACGGCCATGCCGTATTGCTGGCGGTAATTGGCATAGAGCTCCAGCTCGCGTTCCAGGTCGCTCCGGAGATGGACCTTGAACAGCCATGTGAGGATATGGTTCACGAGCTGGGACGCGCCCATGCTATCGCCCCGGCTGGAAGTGACCTGCACCATGGAACGCGAGAACGCCTCCAGCATGAGGGCGACCTGTTCGTTAATCACCTCGTCCACGGCGCGCACCCTCTGATCGCTCGCGCCGTTCCACGGCATGGGGTCCACCCCGAGGCGATCCTTCCATTTCCTCCCATCGTCGCTCTGCCCGGACCATAGGCACATCCGGGTCCGCCAGTCGGCCTCCTGCTGATTGGTCAACCCGCTGGAGTTGGTGAGGCAATCCTGGAGTTCCTTCAAAATGTCGGACACTGCGGGATCGGCGGAGGTCAGGAAATCGTTCATGCGACGGGGATCGTCTGCTGATTGTTGCTCAGAGCGTAGGAATGCGAATGAATGAGCCGCAGAAGGAGAGACTGCGGAATTTCTCGTAACAGCCGTCGCCCTCGCGGGAGCCTGCGGCGTTGGTGTTTCCCTCGATGGTTGCCACGATGCCGCGCCCAGCGATACCGGAGACAACGCCGATGTGCGAGAGGCGCGGGAGGAACACCACGATGTCACCGCGCTCTGGTGTGTAGGTCGTCGAACTGCTGGGAAACACGATGCACCCGGCCTTCCTCGCCCACGGGAGCCAGTCGCGAACGGCGGCAAACCGGGGCGGGACCCGCAAACGGATCTCGGCGCTTTGGCGGTCGGCCTCCTGGACGCAGTAACTTGCGAACGCAGAACACCACGGTTCGCGGTTTTTGCCGCCGTCGGGGTAGGTGGTGGCAGCCCAGAATTGATCGATCCCCTCGAAACGGTTGGGCGTGGTCTCCCGAAGCCCGATGTGTTTCGCTGCGATGTCGGCGATGAGAGAACGCGGGTTGCTCATTATCAGGTGAAAATGAGTTTCTTGGTGTCGTCCCGGTCCCAAGCGGATTTCCCCCCGGCCCGAACGGCGGCATACACGAGGGCTGTTTTCCAAGCG